CCCCGCAGGATGAGCGTCGCCGCGGAAATATCCTGCAAAAGCGGCGACGGATCGTAGGCAAGCTGCTCGTAATAGATCGAATGCCAGATTCTTGACGGAAGGGCGGCGCTTTCGCGTCGCGCATGGGCCAGAAAATCCTCGTCGATCAGAACTGCACCAGAGCACCATTCCCGCATGAACGCGCTTTCTGGATCGATCGGGTCGCGGAGCATCTGGATGTTTTCCCACAACCATCCCTGACGCTCGCGCAGCGCGACGGAGGTCGACATAAGAACGATTTTTCGGACGAGATGGGGCCAACGCTCAGCGATCGCTTGCACAAGCCGTCCACCAAGCGAATGGCCAACAACGTGGCACGGTGCAATCTCCAGGGCCACTATTAGGAAGCGGACATCATTCGCCAGCTCGGGAATAGTGTAGCAGCCCTCAGGCTGGTCGGAATTCCCATGGCCCCGCAGGTCTGCGGCTACGACGCGAAAACCCGGCGCCAGATATGGTGCGGCGAGGCTCCAGCTTCGGGCGCTGTCGGTAAAACCATGGAGCAGGAGGATGGGCACGCCGTTGGGGTCGCCCATCTCGATATACGCGAGCCGGAGCGCGTTCGGCAGCACGACGGTCCGCTTCAGCGTTGAAAAATGCTCTTGGGAAATCGGTTCAACCACAGACGTCCACCTTCAATGTTGAATTCATTTGTTCCCGTAACTGTGGCGATTGTAGTGTCCGCTTCGGGCCGGCACCGGAACTCTCAGCGTTATGGCGAATGGCGGCAACGGGTCGGAAGCGGGCGAGCCTCCGTAACCGCCGAAAGGAACAAAGGCAGAGCCACCGGCATTCTTCGACGTAGCGCGAGCGCCCTTATATTTTCATCGGTGCAGTTGACGGAACTCCCTTAGTGCCGCCTCGCGCCTCCGATCCAGATAATCGGCCAAATCTTGCAAATAGACGCCCTTCTGGCACTTCTGAGACGTCTCCGCCCTCACTACCGGCAGGGCGATTTCGCCAGTTCCGACCTTCCGAAGAAATTTGTCAGGCGTAAGGTGATTGAAATAGTCGCGGCAGACATCCTCGACAGGAATGATCGCCTTGCCGCCATACTGGGCGAACAGGAGGAAGGATGTCGAAAAGGCCTGGTGGGAAATCGGGTCGGGCGTCTTCATCTCTACGCTTCCTCACATACGAATTCTGGACCGCCGTTGTGGCTGATCATGCCGCGCTTCGCCTGTTCCCGGCGCTTGGCGTTTTCCTTGCGGGTGACCATCTCGACGTGATCCATTTCCGGTCGCACGCAAAGGCGGTTGCGGCAGGCGTGGTCGAGTTCTTTTTTCCCGGGGATATAGCCGTGCTCGTTGGTCCACATGGCGATGTGTACTGCGACGGTCTGGCCGTCGAGAGACATGCGGGGGTAGCCCTTGCCTCGACCGTTCTTCCCAGAATCAGGGCCGGTCCACTCCCAGCAGCCTGTTACCGGATCGATGCGGACCCGGGACATGATCTTTGCGCGGATGCGATCACGACGACTGCTCATCCTCGGCGCCTCCAGGCATCAAAGGCATTGCGCAGACCCTGCCAGCGGGCAGCTGCGGCCGCATCATCGTTCAGCTCGCTGCGCGAGCGGAGATTCAGGATCGAGCGGACCTTTGTCGCGGCGCGATCGTCAGTGAGGGGCTTCGCCAGGCCGTGGCACTCCTCGAGGAATTTCTTGAAGGCCGGCTCTGCGCATTTCATCGCGCATTCTGCGGCATAGTCTTTCGGCTTCTGCTGGCGCTGCGGAGGTGCGTGGCGGCGCAGCTCGGAGACGAGGGTGCGATCCCGGCCGGCGAGAGCGTCATAGGTCCCGAGCAGCCAAATTAGATCATAGGGCGCGTTCAGTACCATCTCGCTGTCGACGATCGGCGCGTCGGCGGCGATCGTCGCGATGGGGAAAGTGCCTTCGCTGCTTGCCGCAGTCAGGCAGAGCCGACCGCCGTCAGATTCAATGCCCCAGTCCGGGGTCGCGAGCGCGACCCGGTTGCGGATCGCGTCCATGCGTTTCTGCTGCGGCGAGGGCTCCGGGTGGCTCATCGGCGGACCTCGTCGCACAGCGGGAGATTGGCGACCTGGAGAAGTACGTCTGCATGGCAGGGTGCGCCTGGCCTGCACCAGCAGGCGAGATTTTTGCCACGCAGCTCATGCGCATTCTCCGCGACAAAACGACGGGTGCGCTCCAGGGCCTCTGTATCGGGATCGGCGCCGACGCGTAGCAATCCGGCGAGCAGTGCTTTGTAGAGGTCGACGCAATAGGAGGCGTCGCCGTGCTTGCCGACAACGAACGGGTTTCCCCATGGGCCGGGGCGACCGACATGCACCGCTTCAAGGCCATTGATTGACTTGGAATGCGCCTGCAGGTCGAAGCCCTTGCTGCGAGATAGCTGGAGGCGAACAGGCTTCGTCATTCGGCGTTCTCGCTGGTTTGGATCTCCCTGATGATCTTGACCTTGCGGATGGCGCCGGCGGGAACGCCGCGGCGTGTGGCGGCGAGCTGGCGCGCGTCCTCGGCGTCGCTCGCGTCGAGATCGAGCGGCGCGATCTCCGGATCTTCGAAGTGGATGCGGAAGGGCAGGAGATCACGCATCGAGCTTCTCCCCGCTAAAACCGGCTGCTTCGTTGACGCACTCCACGATGAAGAGCGCGATCGCCAGGGTGAGATCATGGCCGTGCAGGGCGGCAACCGGCACGACGCTGGCGCGCTGGTGGCGCGTGGCGGCATCGAGGCCGACTGGAACGGCGAGTGGCTGGGGCATCAACGGCCCTCCTGTGAGAGCCGCTTGTCGAGTTCCGCCACCGCGCGCACTTTCAGCTCGCGGCTCGGGCGGTCGGAGAGCCCTTGCTGTTCCCAGCAAACGCAGAGGGCGATGACTTCGACGAGCTCGCCGGAGGGGGCTTTCGTCTCATCGAAACGGGCGACTTCGAAACGGTCCATGGCTTCGCCCTCAGATCTTCGCGTCGGACGCGTACTGCCATTCCTTGCGGAAGGCCGTGGTTCCGGCCAGCGCGGCGGACATCAGGAATGCGATCGAGAGTGCGAGGATGGCGCAGGCGACGAAGAAGCGATTGGGGATCGCTTCGTGCAGCGCCTTGCTATGTCCAGTGAAATGCTCAGTCATGGCCAGAGGCTCCAGAGCAGGATCAGATGAGGGGGGAGAGAGTGAAGGCTTGGCCGGCGAGCGCGCCGCGCATGAACCACAGGGGCAGGGGTCCACGGCGACGCGCCATCTTCGCCATGGCGCTACGCCGCGCGGGCCATGGCGGTGGCGAGTTCGGTGGCTCGCTGGCCGAAGAGCTTGACCTGTCGTTCCGAAAATTTTCCGGTCAGGATCAGATCTCGATCTGTGCAGCCCTCGCCGATCGAGCGCATCGTCTCGGCCATGCGCTCAATGGTGTTTCTGGTTTGAATTCCGCCGTTCGGTTGCATCCTTCGTCTCCGGGTTCGAGGAAAAGACCTCCGGTGGCGAACTGCTTTTCCGCGCCACTCCACAAGGGAGGAATGAACGGAAGCATAAGGCGGAAACAATTCCGCTGTCAACTGGGAAGGCGGAAGCATTTCCGCTGCTTTAGGCGGGCAGGCGTGCGGAACGAAAAAGCCCGGCAGAATTGCCGGGCCTTTCAGAGGACTGATTCGGCCAGTAACGACTAGATTCCGAATAGCTCATTCATGGTCAAAACCTTGTGATAGGAGATGATCGCTTCGTTTTTTATCTCGATCTCGGCGGGCGGGTTGTGCTTGCGAATGATGAGGGCCTCGCCGGTTCGCCGGACGTAAAGGCCAATCGTGGCCTCTACAGTTCCGTCGGGCTCCTCGTCGCCAATGCGGCACTGAACCACTACAGCGTCTCCGGACCGCGCCGGTTTGTGGGGGTGGACATACACCAAATCCCCCTGCCAATACTGCGGCTCCATCGAGCTGCCTTCAACATACAGGGAGTAGATGTCCTTCGTGCCCATCAGCGCAGGCGGTCGCCGCACGTAATCAATCGCGTCACTGGTCAGTTGAAACGCTCCTCTATGGTGTGACCCGGCAGCTGTGCCGAGGACGGGCACATCTTTCGGCATTGCAGAGTTAGTAGGCAATTCGATATTGGCAACCCGCACCTCCTGTTGAGGTTGCACGGGCTGAGATGGTCCGCTGTCCTGGCCAGTGAGCAGCCATTGCTCGGAAACTTCAAGTGTAGGAGCTAACGCCGAGAGAGTTTTCCCAGTGGGAAGTTGGTCTCTGTTTGCGAGCAGCTTGCGCAGGGTGTCTTTCGAAAGACCCGCTTTCATGGATGCTGCCTGCGGGCTCAAATCCATGATTCTCAAGCGTTCTTTTATGCGGTCGTGAATTGTTTCCGTCATGTGCGGAATTCTATCCGTGCTAATGGTGACTTGTAAGGGGAAAGATTTCTGTTGACTAGGCGGAAATGTTTCCGCATTTTCCGTTCCTATGACGCTTCGAGAACAACTCATCCTAGTCTCCGACGAGTTCGGTCGCGCCCGCGAGATCGGCAGGCAGCGCGTTTCGACGATCGTGCTTAACCGTGGCTCAACACTCGATTTACTCGCGCAAGGCCGCAGCGATCTGAACACCGGCACGTTTGAGCGCGCGATGATTTGGTTCTCCGAAAACTGGCCGGAAGGGGCTGAATGGCCCGCCGGCGTGCCGCGCCCTGTCTTTCAGACGGAGGCGGCCGAATGAAGTTTCCCCAGCAAGGTACCGGTTACCTCCTCCCGACTCGCGACCTTGCCGGCTGGCAGGGACGCCCCCGATTTCGGCGCGTCCCTGTCTCTGTTTTTCCCTCTGCCTATCCATGCGGCCCTCCGTGATCTGATGGGCTGACCCTAGGCCGCAGGCGCGCGGCCTTCACGGAATCCTTTCGGTTGATTTTTTCCTTGACCCAAACTCAGGGGTGTTTTCGTGCGTGCAATTTCTAACGAACATGCATCCATCATCAAGGCCGCCACGGCTGCGGCTTACGAGGCGCTCGGCGGNGGCGTCGCTTCCTCGACGCTCACCAAATACGCCTCCACGGGCGAGGAATGGCGCGACAGCTTCATCCGCCTCGATCTTGCCGTCGAACTCGACCGGCGGTGCGATCATCCTTTCCTGCTCACTGCCATGTCGCGGATTGTGAAGGACGAGCGCGTTTCGAGCTTCGGCGCGGTCACCGCCAGTGCAGTCCTGCGCCTCGACGGCGTCCTCGATGATGTCGTGAGAACGGTCGCGCAGGCGATCGAGGATGGCCGCATCGACGCGGCGGAGCGCCAGGCCATCCGNGCATCGTGGCGGCGAAGCAGGATCTTGCCCGCCTCGAAGCGATGATGATGGACGGGGCGGCGTGATGGACGGCAAGCCCGAAAACCCGACCAAGACCGTGACTGCGATCTGCGCGCTGCTGCCCGACGACCCGGAAGCGGCCGTGAGCGTCGTGACGGTCGCTTGTGCCGCGGCGGCGATTACGGCGGGGCTGGACGACGAGTCGACCGTCGACGGTCTGCGCGCGGCGCTCGAATCCATGCGCGGGAACGGCCTCGGCGACATTGGTCGCAAGGGGGTGCACTGATGGAGCGCCGCACCCTTTCCCCCGCGTGCTGGACTGCCAGTGGGCCGGTCGGGACGCGCTGCATTGCATTGTTGCGGCGGGTGCGGGCGAGCGGCGACGCATACACTCTCATCCGCAACGTCGACCGTGATGCCGTGGTCAAGGCGCTTGCCGCCGGCTTCGTCGCCT